AGTTAGCGCAGGAAGTCATACTTCAGGTGCAGCAATGGGCGACTTTAACGGAGTTCAGTTAACTTTAACAGGTATGGAAGCATTGCCTGCTCAAGCATTGGTAAGTTCATCAGCATTTACCACAGCATCATAAGCATTGATTGTGTGTTTTCATATATTTATTGGTGATTAAGCCCCTTAATTGGGGCTTTTTCTTTGCAACATTATGAACTTTCAATACTTCATAATATGATTAACTTAGAATTAGGGTTGAATGTAGTAGCATTGACACTTAAAGAAGATACTCCAAGTGGTTATGCACTTAATACATATCTATTTAAATTCTTTTCTCATGCGACAAATGACACTTTGTATTTTTTAGGACAAGTTCAAAACTCTGACAAGGAAAGATACAGCCAAGTTAACATAACAGTAGTTAATAGTATTGCTCAACAAGATTTAACACAAGGTATTATCTACCTACCTAATACTGGCTTCTATGAATATACAATCTATGCACAAGTATCACCTGATATAACACCTCAACCGAGTGACGTATTATGTGAACAAGGTCGAGTACTATACGCATTTAATGAGGCAACTATAACAAGCTTCTCACCTGACATCGAAACAATAATTTATAATGGATAAATACACATTCTATACAAGCGAACCAATTAGCAGTTATAAAGTTCCAATCTTCGAAAAGGAACGTAATAAAGATTGGGTGAGATATGGAGAAGATAATGCATATCCTCAATATCTTTGCGACCTTTTTAATAAGTCAGCAAAGCACAATGCTATCTTAACAGCAAAACAAAAATATACTTTCGGACGTGGCTTAAAAATAGTTGACGGCAAAGAATCAGCTCAAGCTATTAAGGCTCAAGATATGCTATTGAATCCTAACAGATTTGAAACCTTGAATGATATATTTGAAAAGGTAGCATTAGACAAAAGATTGTATGGCGGTTATGCTTTACAAGTAAATTGGAGTAAGGCAAGCGGAAAGATAGCAGAATTGTATCACATGGACTTTGCTAAGATTCGTTCGAATGTAGATAACACCGAGTTTTATTATTCTGAAAATTGGGAAGATTATAGACCTAAGTACGCAATATTCAAGGCGTTCAATACTGAGAAAAAAGAAGGTTTGCAAATTCTTTATTATAGAGAATACAGACCGAACTTATCTACTTATCCATTGCCTGATTATATTGGTGCAATTCCTTACATTGAGAGTGATGTAGAGGTGGCAAATTTTCACAGGGCAAATCTTCAAAACAATTTCTTTTTCGGTGGGATATTAAACTTCAATAACGGAACGCCCGAACCCGAAGAACAACAAGAACTTGTTAAGAGAATAAATCGCAGACATGGCAGTACTGATAATGCAGGAAGGTGGATCATAAACTTTTCAGATGGCCAAGATAAATCTCCAAATGTTATCCCGATTCAACCTGCAGACTTAGACAAACAATTCGATATACTGAATAAAACAATTCAGCAAGAAATATTCGTAGCACATCGAGTTACCTCACCTATCTTCATGGGGATAAGAGTCGAGGGTCAATTAGGTGGCAGGAATGAAATGATTGATGCTTTCAGATTATTTCAGCAAAATGAAATAAGACCTGACCAAGTGCATTTTGAAAAGGTATTTAATTACTTAGCTAACTTTAATGGTGTTCCGAATGCTTATCGAGTTGAAGAATTAGAACCTTTCAATCCTGAATTTACAGAAGCTACTTTGTTAGAGATTGCAACTAAGGATGAATTAAGAGAAATGGCAGGGCTTCCTGTTACTGATGCTACTAAGGATTCTAATAGTAAAATAGTTGATAGGTTAACATTGTTTAGTCCATTGATTTCAAATAAAATTTTAGAATCTTTAAGTCGTGACGAGATAAGAGGATTGGCAGGTATTGCAGCAACTACCGAACCGATAACAACACCAACTCAATTAAGATTACAATTTGAAGATAATTGGAAAGATGAAATAAAAGTCTTTGCTGAATTTGGTGATAGTGTCGAGAATTATGATTTATTCGAAAGTCGTAGAGTAGAAGCATTTGAGGACTTAGACGAGGATGTAAGGAAACATACATTTGAAGAACATTTAGAGGACTTAGAACAAACTCTTTATGAGTTTGTAGTTCCTAATACTCCTGAAGAAAACAAAGTTTTAGAAGAAGTAAAAAAAGACCCTTTTATTTCTAAAAAGGATTTAGGAGTAAACACCGATTTGACACCTTCAAAATTAGATGAAGTTTTAAAAAGTTTAAAAGATAAAGCGATTCTAACCTTAACCGAAGGAACGTGGAATATCCTTCAAGTAGTTCCTCCAAAATCAGCTATTAAAAGAATAGCAGACGAGATAAGTAAGTTCCAAGTAAAGTATAGATACACAGGACCGCAAGACTCAAAGAATAGAGAATTTTGCGCTGCTTTGTTAGACTTAAATAGACTTTATACTCGCAAAGAAATTGATACTATTTCAAGGCGTGTAAATCGTGACGTATGGAAAAGGCGTGGAGGGTGGAAAACAATCAAAGGAACTGATATTCATGTACCATTTTGCAGGCATCAATGGGCTGGCGTTTTAACGAGAAAAAAATAATAATATGGCAACAGTACTTTTCATATCAGAAGCGACTTTAAAAGCTGAAACAATTATCAGCGAAAATGTAGACCCTAAACTTTTAATACCTACAATCAAGGAGGCACAAAACATTTACATTTTGCCTTTATTGGGAACGGCATTATACAACGATTTAGTCTACAATGTATCAGCAAATTCACTATCAAGTGAGTATGTTACGTTACTTAATGAGTATATTGCACCATGTTTGATTAAGTATAGTGTTTATGAATGTATTTTGCCTTTATCGTATAAGTTTCAAAACAAAAATATAGGCACAAAGTCAAGTGATTTCAGTCAACAAGCACCCTTGAATGACCTTAGATATTTGTTAGACTTTACAAAGTCAAGGGCGGAGTGGTATGCAGAAAGAGTAAGCAGATTTTTACTGGCTTATCAAACTGATTATCCTAAGTACTTGACACAAGAAAATGCTAATGTAGCCACCATTTATCCAAATGCAAACAACTATACTAATGGTATGTTTTTAGGACCTGACATTGATTGGGATTTAATCCCTCCAAGCATCAAGTATCAAGGCAACGGATTCAGACGAAACTAAATTTAAAACAATGACAAGAATTAAAGGTAGTAAGAATAAAAACAACGTAGAACTTTTAAAAATCTACTTATCAAAGCAAGATGAAAACAACACTAAATCAAGCGTTAAATGCACTTCAAGCAATAGCATCAAGTCACCTACAACTAAAAGGTAGTTTTATCTTTTGTGATGTAGCAGACCTCGAAGCAAAGAATGAACTTAAGTATCCTTTGCTTTGGTGTGATGTTATACCTGCACAATTTGGAACTAAGACAATAGATTTAAATCTTCAATTGACTTGTGTTGATATGGTGTCAAAAGGCTTAGAAAATGAACAAGATGTACTAAGTGATACCTTGCAAATCTTATCCGATGTGGTTACGATTATAAGACAAGATTCAACTTACTTTGATATGTTTGAGATTAACGAAAGTTTAACGGCAACACCAATCAAAGACCACTACCAAGATGAGGTTGCAGGGTGGGTTTGTACTATCAGTTTAGAAATCGAAAATGCTTACAACTTATGCGTTGTTCCAATTACTTAAAATAATAATTAAAAATAATACTTACAGACATGACAGATATTCAAGAAATCTTAGGCGGTAACGGATGCAAATTCATTGATGCCGCAAGTACTGGAAACACATTTTATTGCTTAGTGGTAAATGCAGATTGCGTACTTACTACTTTAACAAGCGTAGGAGGTCAAAACCTTTTAACTCAATACGGATTAAGTGGTAAAACTTTGAAGCAAGGAATGTTAATCCCTGCATTCAATGGTGATTTAATCGCATCCGTAACACCTTCAAGTGGTTCGGTTATTGGTTACGGATTTAATATCAGAGGATAATGATAGGAATCGGGATAGGATTGCCTTTTATTAAAGCAAGCGGAGGTATTGCTCAAGACTTTCAAAATAGAGTATTAGCTGATGGTGGAACATTTGAAGCAATGGCGTGTTTAAATTCAACAATTAGTTTTCTTCAATCAATAGATTTATAATATGAATTTATACGATAAAGCAAGTTTAATCAACACCCCAAATGGGTATAAGGCAAGTAAGTTGTATTCACTAAAACCTACTAATGGATTAGGTGACTTCACCTTTTCTCGAGCATCAACTGCACTTAGAAGAAATAGTTCTGGCATTTGGGAGTCAGTAGCTAACAATGTTCCAAGATTAAGCTATCCTATTGGAGTTGGTTGCCCAAGTTGGCTATTAGAACCTCAGTCAACCAATCTATTCTTTAATTCTGCATGGGTAAATAGTGGGGGCGTTCCTACTAATTGGTCATTTGGAGGAACAGGAACAGCAGTTCCAAATGGGTTAGATTCTACTTATGATTCTTCGTTGGGTGTCACGAAGTATTTATTTACCGCAACAGCACAACAACCAGTGTTATTCAGAAGTGTTGCAGTTGTTTCGGGTAATACTTATGTATTATCTGTTGAAATCAAATCATATTCAGGGACACTCACTTACGGAGATGTTTTATTCGCAGTTGGCGCATTTTACTCAAGTAGTACATTCCGATTGAATGGTTCTGTTGTTAGTGCTGCAACGATAGTTAATCAGACGGGGATTTTAGAACTTATTTTGGTTTGTAACGCAAGCGGAAGCAGCACTATGAGAGTTGGTTCAGGAGCGTTATTCGCTGACAAAACTTGTACTATTGAACTATCCGCACCACAAGTAGAGATTGCAAGAAGGAGAACTTCCCCAATAATTACGCCTGTTGGTTCTACTCTTACGAGAATAGCAGATTCACCAACACTATCATCAGTAAGTTCATTAATTGGACAACAAGAAGGAACTATACTATTTGATTATATTGCAGGTGCAAGCGCAGAAGATGATTTGTTTTCATATGGCACAAGTGGGGTTAATAATGTAGCATTGATTCAAGCAGGGAACGGAAATATACAATTGTACATCTACAATAATAGTTCACTATTAGCAATTGCAAGTTCTATAACTGCATTATCAAATACTAGATATAGAATTGTGGCAAGGTATAAGTCAGGGGATACTAAGATTTGGATTAATGGGGTTCAGGTAGCAAGTAATACAACCGCATTCACATTTACGTCTGCACTTGAAAATGTTCGACTTTCCAAAGTCCCTAATTTTTTAGGGGCGCAAGCAAATTTAAATAATTCAGTAGCGTTGTTTCCAAGTTTATCAGATGCAGAATGTTTAGCACTTTCAATAATACCAAGCTAATGAAAATTATATATTTAAAATCAACAAAAAAAAGCACCTTAATATCTGATATTAGTAAGGTTATTGAAGGTTACAAGGGAGAAGTTGAATTTTCAAATGGAATTATTCATGGACATTGGATAGGCGAAATTCCTAAAACAACTGACGAATTTGGAAAAGTAACAGAATGGGTTGAGGGTTATCACGCTAACATATTAGTTCCTGATGATTTTAATGAATCAATTTTAAAAACTCGTGTTATTCCTCCACCTATCAATCCTGTTCATCAATTTGCATAGTATATGGAATTAAACTTAGTATTATTTGGCGTGATTTGCGCCCTTATAGGTATCATCTATGCGACCTTAACAACTAAGATAAATAAACTTGAGGTTAAGCAAGAAACTTTACATGATAACTTGATTCCAAAGGTTCAAAAATTAGAGGACATTCAGGGAACTAAAATTGACTTGGTATCGGCTCAGATGAATGAGCAAAAGAAGTCTATTGAAACATTAACGGAAAAGGTCAATGAATTGGCTCACAATTTCCATAGTTCGAAGAATGTTGAGGGGCAATTGAATCTAACTATGACAGCGATTTTAAAACACTTAGAAAAGGTTGAAAAATGAAAGATATAATTAACAAGTACAAGTCAGAACTAAGCACAATCTTTGGTGCATTAGTGGCAATTGCGACCGCATGGCAAAGTATTGATTGGGATAATTTTGAATTTAATTCAGGTAATATTTCCAAATTAATGCTTAGTGCTATCATTGCATTAGGTGGTTTTATGACTTCAATTAACGTCAAGCATGAAGGAGAATAAGGATTTCATCAAGAAACTAAACGAGCCAATCGCACAAAAGAAACTAAACTTTGAAGATTGGTTTACAATATTCTTATTAGTTGGAATCATGTTGGGTATAGTTGTATTATTATTTTTAGATTGGATTTAACGAATGGAAAACGTATCTAAGCACATCACACTTGATGAAGCAACAAACAGCAACACAGCTATAAGAAATGGCATAAATAACAGCCCCGATTCAGTTACATTCGAGCGCATGAAGTTAGTTGCTAATAAATGCTTTGAACCTTTGAGAGAATGGTACGGTAAACCAATTAAAATCAATTCGTTTTATCGAAGTCAATTATTGAATACTAAGGTAGGCGGGTCAGCAACAAGTCAGCATTGCAAAGGTGAAGCAATCGACATCAGCGCAGGCAGTAAGGTAGAAAATAAAAAACTATTCGATTGGATTTGTGCTAATTTAGATTTTGACCAAGTGATAAACGAGTACGATTTTACATGGGTTCACATATCGTATAAATCGAAAGGAAACCGCAAACAAATCTTAGTAGTAAAATGATAGCAGCCATTATCTTATTAGCTTATGTTATTCTTAACGTGGAATACTGGAAGTATAATGCAGAGCATTAAAGACTATCAGCCAACACCAGAACGAATTAAATCTCATCAAGACCACGAGGAAAAGAGAAAACTATTCTGCAAAGTTCTTGAAGAAAAGTATCGGGATAAGTGGAAAGAAATTAAACCAAACAAATCAACTAAAAAGAAATGATTAAATACTTCATTGGTGGAGTTATTATTGGAGTGCTAATCGGTATCACATCGGTTGGCACTTTTCACAATTATAAGCCTACTATAATTCACGATACAATACAGCCGAGAATTGATTCTATAATTAGAATTGAAAACAGCTATTACAAAACAATTAATCAAACTAAAATAATCTATGAAGCACGTCAAGATTCTATTATTAATATTCCCGATTCTTTTCAGTTCGATTTGTTTCGGTCAAACTGCCAAAGATACTCTTTCCTGCTCAGTAACGATTCAGCAAGTCAAGATTAGCAACTTAGCTTTTAACGAATTGGATAAGATGATTGAGATCAATAGGCAACAAGATTCTTTATTATGGACTAAGCAAAGCCGCATTGAATTACTTAAATACCAGGTTGATCTTAGGACAAAACAAGTAGAGGATTGCAATTCGAAGCTGATCAAAGCAGAATCTGACCTACAAAACGCTCAAAATAGGGCAAAACTTTTCACAATTACAGCGTTTTTGCTCGGTTCAATTACTACAATTTTACTTTTATATTAATTTTATTCTGCTAATTTTCAGCACTTTACAACTATTCAAATAAAATAAACGAAACGAATATTGTAATTGTGGAAATCGTTATTATCTTTGTTCTACCAAACAGCAAAGAAATGACAAACATTAACAACATCACTAAAAGCGAAATCATCGAATTAGCTAAAACAGATTTAGAAGTAAACAACATTTTAGGCGGCTTAGAATCAATTGCAGAAAGAAGCATTGAAGATTTAAGAGCAATTTTAAAAATGTTTGTAATGTTAAATTCACAAGTTAGTGCTTGCTTTGATAAAAACGGATTCTAAACTAAATCAAATCGGGGGAGCAATCCCCCATTAAAACCAAATAAAAGTATGACACCAACTACATTTAATTATAAAGGCTATTCATTTTCAATTATCGGGAATGTTCCAAGCGGCAAATCATGTGTAAAGATGTTTGAACACATTAATTCTTTAAACACAGATAAAGCCACTTTTAAAATGGAAGTAGAGGAATATAATTCAGTATCAGTATCGGAAATTACATTTAGTAAAATAACCAAATAACATGAAAAGCCAAACAATTAAGCAGTACGCCAACATGATAGAGTATTGCGAAACAACACTTAGAGAACATTGGGGAATGGGAGCAGACCCAATTAAACTTATCGGATTAGCTGAGGAAATCGGGATGCAAGATTTAGCAGACGAATTTAGACAGCAATTGAAGGAGGAAAAGGAAGAACAAAGAGAAATTCAAGACAATTTGCACCCTCATTTTAATTTTATTAAAACATTCTCAAACCACTAACCAAACAAACCAATGAACACATTAACCAAACGATTAGACCGTATTCTA